CTCGTTAACCACACACGACATCACTTCGCGCAGCCGCTCAATCTCCGCGATAAGCTCCAGCACTGCGGCGGGTTCGACAGAGATCACGCGCACGGCATCGATTGGATCGGTTGCATCCAGTTCCACGCATCTTTGCGCGTAAGCCGTCAATTTTGGGATGTCGATCATCGGAACACCTCCTGCAGATTCGCAGGCGCAGTGACCCGCTGAACTTTGTGGTGCGCGCCATAACCGGCAACCACGACGATAATGGTCAGAACGATCCAGATTCGGTTGGTCATGCTGCTGCCTCCTTTGCCCGGATGACTTCGAAGAACTTGATGAGCGCCCACTCAGCGGGACTGAGCTGGGAGTGGCGCGCAGACTTTTCCTCATTGAGCGGTTTTGCGATGGATCCCAGAAAACGCTCCTGGTCACTGCGATCCATCAGGTTCATCAGGTATTCGTCCATCAACTCAGTGACCATCATTCCGCCCGGGTGGGCTTTCTTCATACCTGCGCGCAGGTAACGCTTGTAGGAGTCGTCGCCAAGTCCAGCCAAGATGACCTGGTGGAACTCGAACGTGCTGTAGGGGATGGCGCCGCGCTTGCAGCAGACGAATATCTCTCCACCGCCGACGCCCGGATAACAGAGGTTCATGTCTCCGCAGACGATCACCACGGGTTTCCCGGTGGACGTTCCTGCATCGGTGGCTTTTTCAATCTCGATCTGCGTTGGGCGCGGACCCTTTACTTCCACGAAGATCCCGGCCTTTGGCAGATAGAAGTCAGGGAGGTAGTAACCGTGGCGGGTATTCACCAGGCGCGGTTCGTAATGCCAATCAATGCGCAGCGCATCCATCATCCCGGCCCACCGGGTTTCTGAGTGAGAGCGCATGAGGTAGCCGTCTTTCTGGAAGATGGTCTGGTTCATGAGCGAGCACCTCGCATCATGCTGCGCGCCGACGGCCTTTCTTGTGGGGCCTGATGAGCCTCTGGGCGGGCGTAAGAGGACGGGTCTGCATTCACGAACCGGGCGAACTCGCCCTGGAACTGCAATACGCAATCATTGGGGTGCGCATGCCGAACCTTGACCACGTCGACGTCGGTGATTCCTCTGCCGCCACGATCCGGTTCACTATCCCGGTGCGCCATGATGATGACGTCCGCGTCCTGCTCGATTTCGCCTGAGTCACGAAGGTCGCTCATCTTTGGCTTGGGATCGGCGCGGTTCTCAATGCTGCGGTTCAGCTGGGCCAGCACCACCACGGGAATGCCCAGTTCTTTCGCCAGCGCTTTGAATCCTCGGGTGTACGAACCGAGTTCAAGGTTGCGGTTCTGGATTTTGCTGTTCGGGTCTGTTGCGATCAGACTGAGGTAGTCGACAACGATCAGGCTGAGCTTCTTGGCACGGTGCTGAAATCGAGCAATGCTGCAGATCCGAGAGAATGTCAGGGCTCCCTTGTCGCAGATACGAACATCGGCTTCTGCAAGTCTTGCGACGGCAACAGTGAGACGCGCACTGGCATCGTCGTCTCCAAGCGCTTCGCCGGTTTCGATCAGTTCCTGGCTCACCCCGGCTTGCGCAGCGAGGGAGCGTTTTGCCAGCTCCTTCGTAGGCATCTCCAACGAGAAGATCAGCGACGAACCGCCTTTGATGGCGACTCTATCTGCTACCCCGGTGCCCAGCACGGTCTTGCCGGTGCCTGGACGTCCGGCGATGATGACGAGGTTGCCCGGACGGAGCGTTTTGACGATCTTGTCGAGGTCAGCCAGGCCAAAGTCTTCGCCCATTACCTGAGTACCAGCGCGGCGTTCTTCCATGTCGTCAAAGACCGGGCCAAGGGCCTGCCTCATCGTCACAACGTCCGGCGTTTCTTCCTCGGCATTCAGGCCCATCATCAGAGCCTGCGCGGCCGACAGCTGATCAGCAATCGTGCCCATGCTCATCGCCATGTCCATGATTTCGCTGGCGGCTCGGTACATCTGCCGCGCCTTGGACCGCTCACGGATGATCTTCGCGAAGTGCTTTACGTTCGATGCACCTGCAACGTTGCGCATGATCTCCACGGCGTACACAAAGGTGCTGTCACCGTTCGGAAGTTCGGCACGGATCTCGGAGAGAGCAATCGGGTCTGGCGATACCTGCTTGGAGTGACAGCCGAGGATCAGCGAGTAAAGCGCGCCGTTGCACTCATTGCCGAAATCCTCCGCGCCGAGGAATGCGCCGACATCCTCACACAGAGAGGGTTCGTGCATCAGGCCACCCAATACGCCGTGTTCGGCTTCAAGCGCGATCAGAGGACGTTCCATCACGCACCCTCCAGAACGCGCAGCACGTTCTCTTCGCGAGTCAGGAACTCAAGGTGAGCACGCCAGCCGCGATCGTTCGCGCCAGTCCAGTGGGTGTTAGTCAGGCAGTCGTTGAAATAGCCCTCCCAGAACTCTCCCTTGCGGAATGGCTTCTCGCCGTTGATGTTCAGGTTCCAGCACTTGCGAATGTTGGCCTTGCGCTTGTCGTTGAGCTTCAGGCACTGAGGGAGCTTTTCGCCGCAGATCCGGTTGTACAGGTCCTGAATGCGAGTGAACGGGATGCGCTCGGCTTTGGCTGCTTCAGGTTGATCATGGATCGAGGTGTCTTGCTGTTCCGCTTCATGCTGGTCATCGGCATCGGTCGAAGCGTCAGCGGCGACAACTGCGTTAGCAGTAAGATTTGTATTTCTTTCTTTTATGTGTGTAATTTCCAACACAGTGGCAGGTGTCTTTTTTACACACTGTGTAGATTTCAACACGGTTCGTTTTGGCTCAAGTTTCCACTCGTTTGCTGGCAGGAAACTGATCGGATCACGACTGCCCCCATCGCGGTACAGCACTCGCTGACGGATCAGGTCGTTGATAGCCCGAGAAACGTTCGCACGCTCCTTCTCAGCCAATTCATCGGTGCCATACATCATCTTGGCGATGTACAACGCCGCTACCTTCACAGCCTCCTGGTTGTAGCCAACAGTCAGTCGATGAATTGCCAGGGCAACACGAAGCTCACGCCCTGACAGGTCGGCCCCTATCAGGGCCTCGTAGAGGTCGTTATCCATACGGGTGAACCCGCCGGTATTGCGAAGTGAGATGACATTGCTCATGCGCGCGCTCTCACCAGGGAGGCCTTGAGGCTGTTCACGCACTCACGACGAAACCGATTCTTTGCCTCGGTTGAGTACTGGAATCGGATCATCTTGGCGGCGAGCATGGCTGCTGATTGGTGGTCGGCGATTTCTCGCGCCACGTTTTGCGATTCGGAGTTTTGTGGCGCGGGCTTTTTCAGGGCCTGTACATCGTGATTCTGTGTGTGCATAATCAGCTCCAGAACGTTGTGCAAACAGCTGTAGAAAAAGCCACCCTTGCCCGGTGGCTTTTTTGTGCCTGCGATTTGGTGATCCAGCTATTCAAGGTCTTCATCAGCCCCTCCCTCTCCCTTTTCAGGGCCTGTTGAGTCCCGGCATGGGTCTCGCTTTGGTACTGGCAGGTTCCGGACTTTTCCGGCCCCTCTTGGCCTGGTCTTCTCGAAGAAACGCTCTGTTCCAAGCTTTGCGGCGTATTGTTCAGGCGTCATGCCTGCTGCTTTTGCCAAACGTTCAAGCTTTTCGTAGAGCCGCCCCTCGATCCCGTGGCAGATCGTGGTTTCGGGCACGTAGGCCTCCTTCCGGGCCTTCAGGCCAGCTGGCGTTTGTCGGTAACATCGGTCTCGATGATGCTTTCCAGCTTTTCCTCAACGCACATGCGCACGAAGACAGCGAGCTGAAGCTTGTGAAGCTTCGCGACGGCCTTCAGGGCCTCGTAGGTTTCATCGTCGTAGCGGGACTTGATCTCCCGGTCTTTCAAATGGCGCGGCTCGTCGTACATAGGTTTTTCCTTGTGGCTGATGAGATGGTTAAGCGGCAGTAAGGGGTTGCTTTTCAGGAGGGAACGCATCATCGAGTCCGCATTTGGCCCCTAGAGCGTTCAATGCCTTGACGATGAGGCGGGCCTCGCTAAGCCCAGGGCTTCGC